CTATCATAATTTTGTATGTCTTCTTTCTCTAAGTTGTTGCTAGCCCATTCCATAAGTAAATTATATCCCTCCTCTCCATTGGCTATTGCCTTTACTTCGTTGATTTCTACATCACTTAAGGTTGGTTGTGCATTTTCATAACCTAGCTCACCACGTAAACCATTTAGATATGAGTCTACCAACTGTTTATTTAAACCAGCATTACCTAGTTGGTCATACATTTCGTCAGACAAAGTACCATTGTTCTCTGCAAAATGTTTGTTCATTGCAAATGGATCTATGCCATTATCTTTAAATGTATTACCTAGTTGTTCACCATACAATTCGTTAGCTGTTTCATAGTTAACAGAGCCATCATCAGAATACATTTGATACTCTGTTTCTGGTTCTGCAGTATCTTCAGCCTTACTTGTAGGAGTTTCTCCTAGTTTCTTTTGCAGTTCTATGTATGCTGACTCTAATTCTTCGGCACTCTTATACTTTCCAGCAAGCATTTTATCTTGCTTCTGCATAAGTTCTTCGCCAATCTTTAAAGACTCAGCCTCTTTCTCTGCTACTTCTTGTGCTACTACAGGATCTTCAGATGTGTCGTAGCGTATTGTTTCTGCCATAATTACTGTGGTTGTGGTACATTACCAGTTGTCATTGTGTTAATTGCATCAGTGATTTCTGGATTTTTAGATGGATCCATTAAAGGAGTGCCAGCTAGTTGACCAGCTTGGTCAGTCAGGGACTGCATCTGCTGTGCCTGCATAGCTTGTTGTTGTTCAGCATTACGTTCTTCCATGCTCTTGACAAGGTTAAGTATATCTATACCTTGTGCAGCTGCAAGACGTTTGATTGCTTCGTCAGCATTTAGATACTGAGCAAGAGCCTCTGGCCCCATAGTCTGTGCTATGGTTGTAATGAATTGAACAAGTGCTTCTCTATCCTGTCCTCTACCTAGTGCGTTTATACCTGCAACTATGGTAGGTTTAACTAGATTAGAGGGTACGCTAGGAATCTGTTTAGATTTAGTTAGCGTGTGCATCTTACGTTTGAGGTAAGGTATTAAAAACTCAGTCGTTAACAAACTGAAGAGACCGCCAAGCTGACGTTCTAACTCCATCTGAGTCATCCTTACTTCTTCTGCTGTAGTTCTTTCTGATTGTCGTACGGTTAATACTAAGAAGGCTTCTGCTAATCTTCTTTCTAATACGTTAACAAGTTGAAACGCTGTTTGAAAATCAGCTGTCTTACCTACCTGCACTACTCCAACATCATCTGGTCTACCTTGTATGATAGCTCCATTACCTGCGTTAGCAAGGGATGATGGTTTTGTTGTAGCTGAAGGTGATACCGTAAAGACAACTTTAGCTGCTGCTGCACTGCCCTCAACAAGAGCTTGCATCAATGCCTCTAAAGATTTTAAGTCCCCAAGGAACTCTTCTACTCTAGAACGTCCGTAGTCCTCTCCGTCCACCGTAACGAAACGGAGGGGGAGCCAAGGGGATTTATCTAAAGGAGCTTTACCTACACTGTCTGGTAGTATCATGTCCTTAGCTTCTTGATGCCAGTGCCAACCTTTGTCAGTTCTCTTAACACAAGTGTACACGTCTACATCCTTACTACCGCTGTAGTCGTCAGAGCTCTCATCATTAACGCTGTTGTCATCGTCAACTTCTGGTAACCCTAGTATCTTTTTATTTACTTTTTCTTTGGTAATTATTTCTATTACCTCACCGTTCCCATCACGCTCTACACAATATCTATTTAAAGGATATACTTTCATACCCTCTTTATTCATATATACTAAAGCGTTTCCTGTAACAACTAAATGTTTTAATGCTGCAAAGATCTGTACTCTATCTGTAGAGGCAGCAATGCTTTCCATTATCATACGTTCTATCTTAGCAAAAGATAAATCTAATTCACTCTTTGCTTCTGGAGGTATCTCTACACCTAACTTAGAATCATCAAGCTGTAACTTAAAGAAACTTGTAGACGGAGGTAGAAGACCTAGCATAAGTTTTGAACTTAATGTGGTGACTCCTTTGGCTCCAACTGATTGCCAAGGTGTTACGAATGACTGGTAATTATTAGTTTCATTACGCATGATAAGTGTGGGAATAGTTAGTTCCGCACACTCATATGCTACTTCAAGGAATTGTTCACGGTGACTAGATAACTCATTGTATCTTTGCCGTGCCTTCTTCATTAATAACTTCCTCCACTACTACCGCTACCACCGCTTCCTGTGTTGGTACCTTGTCCAGTTTGTATACCTCTAAGTCCACCAGTGGTTGGTTTCTTAGTTGCTAAACGAGAAGTACCTGCTTGTCCTCTACCTTTCTTAGCAACTTTCTTAGCTGTTACTTTTGCTTTTCTTTTTGTCTCATCTTCAGAGATGGGCACTGGTGTTGGAGCGTCTGGTAATGGTGTAGGTGCCTGTTGTATTGGCATTGGGGGTGGCGGTGTAGTTGGTGGGGCTGGTGTTGGTGGGGCAGCTGGGGTTGATCTACCTCCTCCGAAGAGGTTAGCTATAGGGCCGACACACATAATTATTCTCCTTTAATTTTATTTTTTAATAATCTTATGATTGATAATTGACCAGCCCTATAAGATATTGCTTTCTCTGATAGGTTGTGGTCTGGAAACTTATCTGGAAACTGCTGTTCGAGTTCATCAACGATCTTCTCGATGCGTCCCCAGTCAAGAGTACTGTGGTAAGTTGGTGTTTGCATGTTCAAAAAATGCGGGCATACGTGCTCGCTTAGTGTCAGAAAGTTCTGGGGCTTTGCCCTCATACATTAGACGATCACTACAATCTGTCCAAAATTTTCTGCTTAAATGTTTGTTGTCTGCTTTGTGTTTTAGCGGTTCAAAGATCCAATTAATTGTAGCTTTTCTAAGTTTATCCAAAGAAGGACTAGGGCGTAAACCCATATCAGCACATACGAGGCTATTGCAAGCCACGTGGATCTGCTCATCTCTGGATATATCAGCCGATACGGTTCTAAGAGCTGCATCACCACAAAAACGATTAAAAGGGAGTATAACAAAGAAGATTGCACGTTCTGCTACTAATGCTTTTAATATGGTGTGGTCTGGGTGAGCTATCCAAGCATCACGTAAAAGTTTTGCTTCTCTTTCTGCCTTCTCATCTAGTCCGTGGACATCAGCAATGTAGTTGAGAGCAACGTCATGTCGCTCCTCATCTTTTACATTGTCTTCGAGAAGTAGTCTAGCAATTTCGGGAACTTCTTTACTAAGAGTTTCCGTGATGAAGGCACCGACAGGTAACTCCATATGGCGTATTGCCAGAGCACGGTAGATGGCTTCTTCACTACCTTCAAGTAGTTTTCCTTTTGTAGGTTTAACGGGAGTCCACTTTCGCTTCCGTTGAAATAGTTTTTCATAAGGGTTCATTCTTCACAACCTATGCACTTAATGGGTTCGGGTTTAAGAATCCCACTCAAGTAATCGTCTACATCACCTTCATCTAATGCAGCATAGGCACTGGACTTATCTTGTGTATCACCCATAACTTGAAGGGAATAATATAAAGATGTTTGGGGGCTGTCCAGCCACTCTTCAACGAACGTATTGTCGTAGGTTACCACATCACTCCAAGAGTTAAATGAGTATCCGTGAAGAAGTCCCGTCTTGTGGAGCATTGTCATGATGCCGTCTGCTACACGCTTGTATGCGTCCCAGCCAACTTCAGAGGCGATCTCCACATCGCCATAATCATATGATGTAACTCCAAATGTACCGCTATCACGGTCAACACTTCGAGCTATAGGTGGTGCAATCTCAGGGCAACATGTGTAACCATCGAGATCTTTTGAACTGTAACTACAGGATGCAGTCGGTGCAATAGCAAATGCCCTTTCCATTTGGTGAGACAATGCTATCTGTTTTGCTTTTTGTATACCTAGATCTATTTCTCTAGCTATGATACCAGCAGTTCCTTCTGGTTCTAGTCCGTAGTTGACTGCGTCAAGGGCGTGTCCGAACTGTTCGTATGTGATGCCTTCACGTCTAAGGAGGTTGGCAAGACCGAGCATCCCAAGTCCCACTTGTTTGTCAACCGATGAGGCAAGGTATTCTCCAGATTTTCCAACACCTGTCCGTGCATGGAGATCACACAACTCGGACATAGCTGCAGAGAAACCCTCTTGTATGTTGCCGACAGTACAGGCAGCGAGATTGACATGTTGTAGCAAGCACGTTCCACGTGAGGGCAAGTAAACTTCAAGACAGACGTTGCTGTAGATTCTTTCTCCATGACGGTCATGTTTAATTTTATTAAGCCAGATGTCACCAGACTTTATGCCTTCTAACAAAGCTTGTTTGTGTGGTGTATCTTTCCACATTTGAGGTGTAAGGTCTACACATCTTTTTACCCAAGGTAACTCATGTCTTGGTGTGGTTATAAATTCTAGTATGTCTGCGTGATCTAAGTCTAGGTGTAAGACACACGCTCCATTTTTATATACTCCACCTCTTCTAATTGTCTCATTAAGAGCTGAGTATACTTTACCAAATGATACAGGGCCACTAGCAACTAAGCCTTTCTCATTAGTGTGCCCGTTGGGTCTTATCTTCGAGAGGTGTACTGCAACACCTGCTCCAAATCTCAAGGCATGTGACACGAAACGCCACGATGCCTCTATTCCATTATCACCCTCGATACTATCTTCTACGACAAATACTGTGCAGCTAACAGGTAAACGTCCTTCTGGATTTTTTATCCAGCTATCAATTCTACCAGTCCTAGCTATTAAAGGGTGTGGAAACAAATCATTTAACATTTAAGGATTCCAAAGAATAGGTTTTTCGTTTTCATAATCGTAATCTTTGTGCTGTAAGATCTTAGCTAATCGAGCATTGAGTAAAGCGTCATCGTCTGATAACCCTCTCTCTCTAAAAGTCTGACAAACGGCTTCCCATTTAAAGTCTTTCTTTTCTATTATTGCACTAGCTTTCTTGACTCCTATTCCAGGGCAACCAGAGTAACCATCTGTTGGGTCTCCAGCCATTGTTTGGATTAAGTGCCAATCATCGCCTTGCTCTTTTGTAATTTCTTCAACATCACCGTCCAGATTCCACAGTATACCTGGGATTTGACGTAAATCTTTGTCTGGACTAACGATTATATTGTCTGTACTAGGGTATCTAGTTGCATCAATTCCAATAGAATCATCAGCTTCTAAACCCTCACGTAAAACAAAGTTGTAATTTTCTTTGCAATGGTTGACCAAGCGTTTGTAACCTAGGGGTTTCCTTTTGTTTCTATGTCCCTTGTAATCGGCAGAAATTTTCTTCCTAAAATTCTCAGAACTAGAAAAATAAAGGATCACTTCATCTTCCATCATAGCGGTCTTGACTTTACTTAACTCATTATCAAACACTTTTAATACTTGACTAAAGTTAGATTGTGCAACGATAACATCGTCACCAAAATCTATACCCTCTTCGCATACTTGTGCTGATTTATAAGCAATAAAATCACAATCAATTAATAACATTAGTGTACTTCAGCCCAGTTGTCACCGATTTGTGCATCAGCTTCTATGGGTAGTCTTAAATTATAATATTCTCCAGCTTGTAATGCAGATAATTTACAAATTTCAGCTATGTCATGTGCATACTTAGGGTCTGAACCTAGTACCTGCTCATCATGTACAAAAGCATACCGTTCATACTCCATGTTACTCATGCGTATGTTATGGTCAGTTAGAAGTAACCATCGTTTGGCAATGACTGCAGCGGATCCCTGTAATAAACAGTTCAACGCTTTGTGTTCTTTGTCAACAATGATTTGGCGTTTGTCGATAGCACGTATGCTACCTCTACCAGCAACTCTTTTAGTATCTTCAACAAGCTTTTCGAGACCTGGAATAGCATCCATGTAAGCTCTCCTAATCTCTGCCCCTTTCTTCTTCGCTTTTTCGAGGGGTAACATGTTGTCGTAAGATAATCCAAGTTTCTGGTTGCCCCCTCCATACAAGAAGCAATACGTAATTGTCTTAACTTGTCTGCGAGAGATTCCAATTTTATCTGCATTAACTTGGTGAATATCTTGTTCTAATAAGATCTTTGCATACCGTCCACCATCGTAACGGGCTAGGTAATGTGCAAATAATCTTAATTCGATACCAGCAAGGTCACTGTCGATAAGTTTCCAAGTTGGTTTAGTAACAAATAATTCACGACAATCCTTATCAGAACTGACTTGTGCCAGATTCGGATGTGAATGTGCCATACGGTGTGTTACTGCACCGATAAAGCAAGAGTGGTGAACCCTGCCATCCTTGACCAGTTTCAACCACGCATTAGTGCCTTGCGACAACATTCCGAGCTTCTTTTGTGTAATCAGAATCTCAAGGAATACTAATGCCTCTTTTGTGCCTATCTCTTTCAACACGGTTTCATCAATTACCGCTTTACCTGTAGGCGTGAACTTGTTTGGTTTCCATTTTTGGAATGTTTTAAACCACCAAGCTATATGTTCTCTGCTACTGGGATTAAATTCCTTTAACCTTTGCATCTCTGCTCCAGCTATGTAGCCTTGTTTCTTGTTGTCTCTTCTTGGTGTAAATAGATTTCCAGGTACACACCAACACAACTTTACAGACTGATCTCTCAGTTCTTGCAGTCGGTTTAGTAATGTGTTCTCTAGTATCTGTGCTTTCTTTACATCAAAAGGCCAACCTGTCACTTTCTGTTGTGACATCATTAGTGCTATCTCGTGTTCGAGAGTTACTGCTTCATTAATTTTTGGAAATGTGTCCATAATTTAACTAAAATGGCAACGTCTTTTTTGCAATACTCTTGCATTTCGGGAGACCACTCTTTCCAATCAGTAGTTTTTCCGAACTCATCTTTATGACATTTTAATCTATACCCGTAGGCTTCTAAACTATGTGAACCATACAAACGAGCTGGCATCATTGCCCACTTACGTCTGAGGTCTGTGTCAAGTATGTTTGGGTGGTAAAATCTACTAAGGATTAGCGTGTCCCAATGTTTTGCCTTGCCTGTAAAAAAAGGGAAATGTTTTTTGATCTGTGGTATGTCAAACATAATACCGTTATGAGAAACGATATTATCGGCAATTTCTAATTCACAAACAGCGTTAGCTATACTGTAATTAGGTGTAGCGTGATCGTTGTACTCGTTGACTTGACCTGTATCTAGATCTTGTGTAACAATACAATGTATGTTCTCACAATCTAAACCATCGGTTTCTATGTCATACGCTAGGTTAATCGAAGTCCGTTGCGGGGTCGAACTCTTCGGGCGTAACTTCATTTTCTTCAAAACTACAAGTTTCTAATGAGTACGAGAGTTGTGCTGCGATACCACACTCGCCAGAATACCTATTCTTGAGTACTCTAACTGTAGTAGTAGCTTGTTTACTTGAGTCTTGTTGATCTCTTTCAAGACCGATAACTCCGTCAGAGAGTTGTGCAATTGCTGCAGATCCTCTAAGCTGTCCCAATGTAATACGGGCTCCTTCTTCGTGGTTCTTGTCATTTTGTGTGCGTCTAAGGTGTGAAACTAAAAACAGAGCAATACCTGTTCTTTCTACTAACGATCTTAACTTAGTCATGGTTACGTCTATCATACGCCTCTCATCACCGTCAAGTCCACTCAATAATATGGACAAGTGATCTAAGAATACAATACGACATTCCAATCCACAGGCAAGGTATTCGATCCTACTGTAAATTGTGTCTGGATCATAGCTACCGAAACCATCAAAAAGAAAAAGATTCCAATTAGCAATCGTATTATTGTAGGCATATTCTAGTTCCTCTTTCTTTTGTTCTCCCAAATGTAAAGCTTTACCAACTGATGCGGACATCAAGCCGAGGGCTGTTCTTTGGTTGGATTCTTCAAGTGCAAGGTAACCGACTCTCTCCCCTCTATCGAGGAGGTGTACTGCAAGCTCTCGACAAAACGATGATTTGCCGATACCACTTCCAGCAGTAATCGTGACAAGCTCTCCATATCGTATGCCGTGTAGTTTATCGTTAAGTCCTCGAAATGGATACTCATGATCTGCGGGGGGTGAAGGTGTGGTAATTGTTTCAAGCAATGATTTAGCATCAACAATACCATCTGGTCTATAAGTCTTGGCATCCCAGATAGCACGTCTGATAGCTTCAAGATCACCGTCCTGACAGGCATCTGAAGCATCTTTGTACTTTTCTAGTCTAGCAATTTTTACCTTACCAGCGGGAAATAGTTGAGCACATTCATCGGTAGCTTTGATTCCAGCGTCATCATTATCAAAAAATAACACTATCTCATCGTAACCTTGAATTAAATCAAGTACTTTCTGTAAGTCTTTTTTGGCTCCAGCTGCTCCGTTGGGTACGGAAACATGAGGCCATGTAGGTAATGCAGCATATCCAGATACTGCATCTAGTTCGCCTTCATATATAGTAAGGCGGGTGCCCTTGTCTGGAAACAAGTGTTGACCAAACAACTGGTTGTCGGAGTTTTTACCGTCCCAGTAGAAATCTTTATCTTTTGTCTTTACTTTTGCTGCACAAATTTGACCACTTTTTGTAAAGTAATGGAAACGTAATACATCCCCATCTTTGTGCACTCTGTATTTACGACAATGTTCTTCAGATAACTTTCGTTTACGTAAGCCAACAGGCGATCCTTTTAGCATAACTCTGGGTGCTTGATGATGGTGGTCTGGTTCTCCTCCAGACTCATAATGCCCACATACAAAACAATAAGCATGTCCGTCATCGTAGTAGCTGTTACCATCGGACGAACCACACCTATCGCAAGCTGCGTGATATAAAAATTCAGATTCATTTAAGCCAACTTGTGGGGATTGCGTAAGCTGGACACCAAGGGAACCCGTGTTTCTCAGCCCATTTTGCATAAGATGTTTTAGATTTTTTAGATATTTTATTTGTAGGTGATTGAAATACCAATCGTATATCTGCATCTGGGTTTGCTTTCTTCACAGCTAGCATTTTCTTTCGTTGGTCTGGTGGAAAGTAACCCTTGGTCTCTAGATATATGTTACCTACCTTAAAGTCTGGTATATAGTTAGCTTCGAGAACATAGTGTAACTTGTCAGCTTCGTATGTGTATTTAATACCTAGTTTATCTAACAAGCCAGCAACTTGTTCTTCTAGTCTACTTCTCATTAGAAGTCATCGTCCTCCTCTAATGACGAGGGGGCTGCATCTACATTTGGTTCTTCTACTTTAAATCCTGTAGTAGATCCAAATAACTTGGCAGCATCTTCGGCACTGAGATCACCGTCATCGACAACACCAGCTCCGCTGTTAAGACTAACAACTTGTATAGCTTTTAGTTTAAGTGATGTTCCTATATCACCCGTAGGTAATACATATGGTTTTTGAAAGAAAGCTATCTTAACTTTGCTTCCATTATAGATTGGTGTTTCTTTGTCTGTAATCTGAGTACCCTCAGTATCTACAACAACTGGAATGAACTTGTCTCCGTCCCTCCAACTAAACTTAACTTGGTACATCCCAGGCTGTGACTCAACTTCTTCCCAAGGTTCTGGTTTAATAGATACTCTCTTAGGATTCTTAGCTTTTGACTTAGCCCATTCTAATGCACCTTCTCGTTCTTCTTCTAATTCCTTTACTATATCATCTTTCATAAGGACTGAGAGTTTATACCCCCACTCCCCAGGCTTAAGTATAGCTTGGAAACCTTCTAGTAGAACTGGGTTTTTAGTAACGTGTGTTTGCATTTAACAGAAAAAATAGGTGGAATTGGATACTACCTCTGGGTTTAATGTTCCAACAATGGGTGGTGGATCAGAGGCGTTGACGGCTTGTGCAAATTTGGTGAGCCAACAATCTTCGGTAAAGATACTGGCGTAGGTTTCTCGCACAAGTTGATTGAGTGTTGCCATGTCCCCTGCTCTGCATAAAACAGAATCATGGATAACTGTGAATGGTTCATCGAATTGAGTAAATGATCTGTGAAGAATCGCTGCATCTATCGAATGAATAAAGTTAGGGGCAGTACTAGACTTGTGGCGTTTAGGGCAGGGTGTCTGTTTACCATTAGGTATGCGTACTGATGTACGACCTAACAGCTGTAGCTCCATACGTTCTGTCTCAATGACATCCCGTTTCTGGTTAACAATAAACCCAGATGGAGTTTCCCACTCTATATATTTACCACCGTTTCTTATGTACTCTCCTACACTTTTCTTAATCCAACGCATAACTTGCATGGGCCCTGGAACTATACAGTCCATACTGTCGTAGACAGCATTTACTATCTGTGTTAGTTCCTCATTTTGTACCTCAATGCTAGCTTCTTTCAATGCTTCACGTATGTACTTACGACTACTATCCTTAGTAGCATTGTATGGAATCGTCATCACTGTGCGTTTACACACGGAACGAGTCATCCAAGGGTGCATGTAACTCGGTAGGAACTCTTTGGCTTTCTCCGCTACAGCTTTGTAAGCATCGCTTGGTTGTTTAGACGGAACGACATTTACTAATTCAGCTGTGCTCTGATCTTTAGCAAGACCAGCTAGTATTTGTAGACCACTACATGTAGCATCTACAGCTACCATAAGACCAGTAGTATCCTTATCATTTGCAATACAGCAGTGGTAATATTCATGACAGGCAGCCATAAACTGCCAAGGTTCTTCAACATCTTCCCATTCTGAGAGATGAGTTATCGGATCTGTAGCGACCCTTGTGATTAAATCTCTGTTATTCCTCACCCATTGTAAACGCTCGATGATTGTGGCTTTATCAAGCCCAAAGGTCGTGGCTACTTGGAAAGCTAACCATGTGTCAGCTGTGTCTGTAACAGGAGATTCATCAGCAAACCGTAATAATGATTTACCAAAATCTGTATCTTGTGGTGTAAGAAAAGCTTGAATGGGGTAGGTTCTACCTCGATAGTCAAATGACCAACATAAGTAGAAGTCGTCTTCCTTAAACTTTTCTGCTGCCTCTAATTGTGTTCTTGTTCTCACTGACTTCTTAAAGTTTATTCGGTCAGCTGTGTGTGATTCTGCCATAGCTCTACGCCATAACAAATTCTTTTTCGCATCTTCCTCTGCATCTGGAGGACGAGGAGGTTTGAACGCTGGGGAAATTGGAATAAACTTCCCTACTACCCTTTCCTTCTCTCTTAGACACTCGGCAGTCTTTAGAACATGAGTGTTCACACGGTATTTTACCTTCTGTAACTTGTTAATAAAAGTTATAGGGATAGTCCCGTGTTTAATGGTGGGGTTGCCCCTTCTGGTTAGTTCATGACCTCGCATCAAACTATTAGTTAGATAACCACCGTAGATTATGTTGTCTTCTTCATCATAACCCCAGTCATCTGGTTCTACTAACATAGGCCAAGGTATACCACTAAATAACTCAGCAGTTTTAATTAGTTGATTCCGTTTGTTGTTAAAATCATCAGTGGCAACGACACGGTACTCATACTTCTTACGCCTTGACTTACGTTTGTCTACTGTAAACCAACCAGTAGATTCCATGACAGCTGTCAATCCCCATCTACCTAGTGCTACCTTGGTTTTGGTTGACCATGCTGACCAACGTATACCACGCTCACCAAACTTTTCACTTGTGATCTTTAGTTTCTGTTGTGTTCCTGTAACTTCATGAAAATAGACACGCTCTATGTAACTCATGATGTTTGGATGTTCACGTTTGTACCAACGAAACTTACACTCAGATTCTAATGCACCACCTATAGCTGTCATCATTGGTACGATAAGGTCTGCGTTACGATCAAACGTAAAGACTTTATCAAATACTATTTTCAGTAGTATTGTTGCAATAGCCAGAGGTTCTAACTCATTGATGTGTTCAGCAATAGGTTTATAAAACTTACCTGCTTGTCCGTTTTTTAGTTTGCCGAAGGTGATTTCGATATGCTCCATTAAATAGGGCAACGCCTCTCTTATTGATGCGACTCCGTACACGCTTGCCGAGGCATAGGATTTTTCCTCCAGCTTGTTCAAGGAGTCGTGTAGCCTCTGCCTCCCGCAACTGATGGCTTCTTGTTCCAGGAGGAACTGTCGGTGTAGGTTTGAATGAGTCACCATAGGCGAGGAAGAGGGAGTATTCGTAGTCATCGAGGTGGTCAATTTGATGTTGGGTTAATCTATACGTCATAGTCTTTACACTGTTGTTCATTTGGAAATACTTTACAGTACTCCTCCATACTGTCAAAACATTTCCAATTTGGCAAGTATATTTTTAACTGCCAATTTTCATCTCGTTTTGTAATTAACCTACCAGTAGTTACCATTGCAACAAGGTATTTGTCATAAGTAGTGGTTCCGTCTGGTCGTATTTCAACCATGACTTCTCCTGTCTCATCATCAACATAATAACCTAGGTTGTACAATAGTTCTGATAGATCATGTGGGTTAATCGTCATAATGCCAAGCGGTTGATTTTACAAATTCGTGAGTCATGAGGTGAAAGTCCGCACCATTTGCAATGAGGTCTAACATAAATTTATTAGCAGCCTTTTGTAAACGATACGAACGCTCTTTTACTTTACCATTGGGGAGCTCGGCTCGTATTACACACATGTAACCTAGCGGTAAACGCCAGTTATCTGCTGCGTACAAGCCATCGTCAATACCAACTGGAGTCAGCTTGTCGGTGGCTTTCCATTTGTTTAGCTCACGTATACGGTTTGGATAAACTTTCTTCATGTCCTGTCAATAAGTTCTCTAATAACGGGGTTAGCTGGCTTATGCCTGCCTTCAATAACTAAACCAGTAAAGATACTGAGAAACATAACTGTAATCAGTACACCACCTACTGGATATGTCCATTCTGGGTATCGTGGTTTCAAATTAGTTCCCCCTCAAAACGTGCTCTAGCAATAGCACATTGTTTCTCTTCAGAATAAAAGGGAAATGCCTCCTTGACCTCTTCGAGGATAGCTTCGAGGCGTTCTTGTGCGTGTGGTGTGCTCATTCGGTTTCCATTGTTTGTGAACGTAGTTGATGTGTTTCAATAATGAACTTCTCCCCATCTCTAGGGCTATCCATAAGTTTAGTCAGTCTTGCCTGAACTGTCTCTGGACTGTCAAAGACTCCACATATTGTACCATCCATATCATAGTATGAGTACCTTTGTATTGTGTATACAAGTGGGTCATCGCAACAGTCAAATGTCTTGATGAAGTCTTGGTTAGCGGAGTCCTCTGTCTCTACTACCTTTAAACCAGTTTTGTTTGGTGCCATGTGTTTGTAACCATGTAAGTGAACGGTGCATAATTATTGGATCATCTGCAAATTTACCAAAGGCTACATTGCATGAGTCACAAATGTAACCTCTGAACTTGTCGGTGTCGTGGCAGTGATCTAGAACCCATTTAGTGGTATGCCTACCGCATGATGGGCAATTTCCAGGCGATGATGGTGGCGGGTTTTGCCTGCGTAACCTGCGTCTAACTGTAGCCTGTTGTTTAGAACATACTTTGCATGTGTTCTTACGTCCAGCTCCAGCAGTTGAGAACAATGGAAAGTCAGTGTAATGTCTGAACTCTCCACATTCTTTACAACGTTTAGTGGACATCATATATGGTGTAGATATATTCATCAAGTAAATGTGATAAACCTGCACCTGTAAGTGATTCATCAATATCAAAGTTATCTGTGAGTTCTACCTCAACAGTGTTTGTGTTTGATACTGGGTTGTAGCTATAGCCTGCCTCCAAAATGGAGGGGGCTACAGACTTGTCGAAAACTACTCTCATTATTTAGCGTATGTCTTTTTGAACTCTGACCATTTGGTAGATAGGTTAACATCTTTGAGTTGTTTGCATGTAACACCATTGGCTTTGCAGTTCTTGTTGAACCAGAAACCTAGTGACATGTTAGGTTGTGCTAGTAAGTTGGCACATGCTCTGCGAGATACATTGTGGTACTCATAGACTGCACCAGATAATAGCTCTACCTTGGCGTAACCTGTCAATGGGTTGACATCAATCTTGTCAACAACAGTGGAGGTGCGTGTTTGTGGTTGCATTACGATCATAAGTAAGTGAACAAGAGGGTGAGACCCTCATCCAACATATTAGCTATGCTGGAGGAGAGCGTCAAGTTGTTTGATACGATTGAGTGGAATTGTTGCGGTTTGCGGACATATGGTATTGCCTAGGCATTTAAGTCTGTCCACCCTACGGGATAGCCCATCATCTCCTCTACGAAGCATGGGTTGAGATGCGTAGGTACGCCAGTCGGGACTGAGTCTGATTCCTGTATCACTCCAGTTAAGTAACCCTGTTTTGCCCAACGTAAGCTGCTGGGGCTGCCTTTGACTCCTATACCCTTCCACTCGCTGGCTCTGGGTGTTGGTAATAGCGTCAACTTGTCTTGTATGTTGAGGCTGTGACTCGTACCATTGGACGATAGTCTCCGTCCGTTGGGAGTCAGCTTGGCATTTGGATGTGCGATAGTATCTTGAGTCGTTGGCGTAGGCAATAATCCAGATGCGTTTGCGGAGGTGACATGCTCCCACGTCTGCAGCTGATACAATGCCCCACTCAGCATTGAACCCGCTTTTGGCAATTTCATGGAGAATAGCTTGGAAAGTTTGCCCTTTGGCGTGACTGATTGTATTTGCAACGTTTTCAAAGAGGATGAACTTAGGTCGAACACGCCTAGCAATCTGCATGACCCTGTAGAACAAGCTGCTGCGTGTGCCTTCTCGAAGTCCAGCCTGCTTGCCTGCTGATGATAAGTCTTGGCATGGGAAGCCAGCTGTGATGAGGTCGTACTCACCGAATCTGAATGATGTGTCAAAGGTGTTGATGTCATCGTGAATAGGTACAAGTGGAAAGTTCTTACGTAGAACCTGTTGGCAATAGGTATTGTTCTCTACAAACTGAGTCGTAGTAAAGCCTCCCAGGAGATGACCTGCGTAGGCAAAGCCACCTATACCAGAGAATAAGTCAAGGACTCTCATGCGTGATGATTGTGGCGTAGGTTACGATACTCAAGGTACTGAATAGCTCGCCAAACATCTGCTGGTATACGCTGCTCGCTTTGCATAGCCTGTGTCTGTTTAAGCGTAGGGCGTTTGCGTTGTGGATAATCCTGTTTCGGTGTTGAAGTAGAATCGTGTTGAGTCATGTGAATCAAATTGGTAATGTCTGTCATGTATGGATGTGAGTGCCAGCATAACCGCTGGATCATTAGTACATCCTCTGTACATCATAACCGCACCGTCAAGGTATGGCATGAGTGTGAGCTGGTTATACGTCATAGATACGTTTGTGAGTAACCCATGTGATGGCTTGGATTGATGCTGGCGTGTAGTGCTCGCCTAGCTCCTCATTGATGAAGCATGTAGCGTCACGATAATCAGTCTTGATTTGTGATCGCAAACGGATGCCAATGGCTGGAACCTCTTTCATGGTAAGGCGTTGACCGAACCATACAGAGTACGCATGCCCGTCAATACATACGTCATTGAGAGCTGGGTTGGTGATGCAGTTGAAGAACTCAACAAGCTTTTTGCCTTTGAGTATGTCAACGATGGGCACACGTGTGAGCAGTATGTCAATGGCTTTCTGTTTCATCTTGCCATAAGTACACACCTTGACGTTGGTCATGTCAGTACGAGTACCGCCAGATCGCCAGCATTTGATGATGGCTTCAGCGTCAATGATGTTACGCTCCCAGCGGTTGTTAGGTGATAGAGCTGCGATGACACCCGCTACAACCTCAGCGGATACACCGTACTTCTCGCCAATGCGAGCGGAGATCTTGAGAGCTGACGGATACCAGTCACAACCGAGTTGCACTTCTTGGGATGTAGCAAGCGTGAACTTGGCTACGATCTCACGTGCATTGTGTGATAGTTGAGAATAAGTCATAGTTTTGTGAGCGGTGAGCTGGAGTTGCACCAGCTATATCTAACTATAGCACCGCATGAAAGCTGTGGGCAAGTATTACACATTACGAAGTGTTCCCACTTGTAAGGTCAGTTGGCTGACATAGTACAGCCTACAGCGATAATTAATGATTTGCGTGTGATTGTTAACATTTGCGGACTCGATGATTGTGGGTAGGCACTATAAGTCCTTGTGTTAACTGTTAATTGCTAGCCTTGTTGCTATCTAGCTCGGAGCTGTCGGTTTGCACTCCCCACCGTTCACGTAAGCCCTACCGCTTACTTCACTACAGTCCCCGTATTGATGCTGTCTCGCCTCTAGTCTTATCCTACTTGATTCGGTGCTATGGTTCGGTTCACATTAACAGGTAACGCATATCGTTGATTGATGCTGTTCTAACCTTCTAAGGGTTAGTCCCCGTAGCTTGTTTTGTATGTAGTCTCTTTTTATAATAAGGAATAAATGAAAGTCATAAAATAAAAAATTTGTTTCATGTATATATATTATCATAGTTTTTAGGCTTTTCAACGTATTACCTGGAAAAGTCAGTAAACCAACACATTTTAGAAAATACTTGACAAAGTGAGTCGCAAGCCTATGAT